TTGCTCTGAGGATTGATCTTCAACATTAGGAGAGACGATTTCCTGCTCTACGTCCAAATTTTGTGTTTCTGTCATAAATCCCCTTAATGACTTTGCGAAAGCCTTACAGCTATTGAACAGGCCCGTAACGAGGGCGGCGATTACTGCTCTTACTATATAACTTATCTCTATAGTCATTTTTTTGTCTATATAGTCATTTTTTATCTAGCAAAAACTTTCCCTTATTGGTAAATTAATGGTGATCACTATTACCCAATAGGTATATTATGTTAAATGTGAAGAACTACACATCCTTGAATGACCCAAAATCTTCTACGGTAGCCATAGTGAGCTTTTATAGTACTGAGTGGGGGATGCATTTTAACGGTTGTAGATACATAAGAAATAGAAATGGAGGGTTCTTTGTGGGCTATCCATCAAAGAAGATAGAAAAGGAAGGCAAAGACACTTACTATATGCCTTATTTTGCTTTCGACAAGGAAAGGAATGAGCGTTTCCAGGTGGCGGCTCATAGAGCGATTAATGAATGGATAAAGAACAATGATAACACGGAAAGAACTGATTAAGTTCTTAGAATCTCTGACAGTCGATGAATTTGCTATACTGATTGAGATAGTGGAAGAAATGTTCGAAGAGGAGACAATGAACTTAACAAAAACAAATGATGAGTGCCAAGATGATTTATAAGCTTAATGACAGAGATTGCGAAGTCATTGAACAAGGTTATAAAATGTATGGTGAACTATCCTTAACTTTCCTAATGGTAAAGCTAAGATGCTCCCCCCATAAAGCTAAATGGATTTGCACAAATATTAATACTGAAAAAGACCTCGAAAAATATACACGGAGCCCAATAAATGTTTGATAACATGATGAAAGAAAAACAACGTATGAATGATAAATCTAAATATGTAAAATCCCTTGGATGGAATGAATTTGATGAGACTGGAGACAAAGTAGTTAGTGCTATAGCTGTTCTGGATATTGACATTGGATATGCCGTTTTTAGATTCGGAAGTGAAGGGAGAAAACTTTTATACCACACTGATTGCATTTCCGAAGCCGTTGAATGGGGAGTAGACAGGGCAAGACAAGAAATTGCCGACCATGAAATTAAACAAGTTAAAAAGGAGACATAGGATGTTAGCTAAAGGAGCCTACATTATTTCATTTGAAAACGCAGAGGGCAAAAATGACTGGATTATTCCAGTTAAACATCACGATCCTCTACAACTTAACGAAAAGGAATTTCTTACGGATTTCCTTGAAGTAGAAGATTATATTAAAAAAAATATGGCCCACATAAAATCAAACCTAGTCGTTTCTAAGGTTAAAGAGGTAGTTAATGTATCAGTTAACCGCCTGAGTGAGACAAAATCATAGGGTGTAAATTTATGACTAAGCTTTACGATTACTTAAAACTAAAACCAAAACGTGAAGAGTGGGAGTTTCTTATTGCACAGTGTCCTTGGTGTCGTAAGACCCCATGTCTTAACATTAACTATATTCAATACACCGGCGGTACTTGGCGTTGGAATATACTTTGTTATAATCTCCACTGTAAAATTAGACCGATGACAAGGCTTATCGCTGTGAGAAAGACATGTAAATCAGATTTACAACGACAAAAACAAAAGATAGAAAAAATTGTTGATGAATGGAACGAGATGAATCCATTTAGTGCTTATGAAAAAACAGTATTTTACCCGCATGTGAGATAAAATGGAAACTGAATACAAACCTACAAAGATTAAGTTAATACCCTAGTGATGGATGATAGATTTATACATTTCTGTATGAAAGGGCCCTACAAATGTACCAGGCGTAAACCTTCGAAGTTGAATTCTGACCCTTTGTTTGTAACTAATAAGAAGTGCAGTGATGGAGCAATTAATAGACGATATTCTAGAGAATGTACAATTTGTGGGGAGAGTGATGATAACTACATGTCAGCAATGCAAGAAGACAATTGATTTGTGCCAAACCCCTTTTTCACAATATGATACTTGTGATGGTTATTTTTGTTCTGTAATGCGTTCCGCTTGCTTTTCTCAACATATTAGAAAGGATGGTTGTAAAGGTGGACATTTTACTTGTCTCGACCCTTCATGGAAAGTAAATTTTAAAGAATAGGACTCTAGCAATGGATAACGAAAAAATTTTAATACGTAATGGGTTTGTTCAATGTTTCGATGGAGATTGGCATAACCTTAAAAACATCAATCGAATATTTATTAGATATTATAAATTTGAGGAAGCAGAATATTGTATTTGTTCTGATTCTTTTAATGAAGAGGGGGGGGAATATTGTGTTTGTGCTGATACATATGATAATTGTTTAAAAGATCAAATTCAATTATCTTGTTTTTTTAGTACTCTTGATGAAGCCGAGAAATCTTTAAATATTGCATTTTATAGCACGTCTGATAACAGCAATTATGTTGCATAAGAAAGGCTTTACGGTAAAGGGTGTTTATAGTAATATCCAATCTCTCACACTTGATATTTGAAAAGAATCATATGTATAGGGTGAATTATTGTCAACAGAGGAAAGGTTTATGAAAATAACTATTGAAGACGGTGAGAATGTCAAAACGGATGAAATGATAAGTAGAGACATAAATAAAGAGATGAATAACTTTAAGGATTTCTTTGAGTCTGAAATTGATGAAATGAGAGAATTTTCGGAAAACTCGGTGGATAAAAATAATATCATAATTAGTAGTCTTATGGATGAAATGGATAATCTAAAAACTAAAGTTGCTGATCTCCAATCTCGTGTAAATGATAATCAGGATGTTGTGAGAGACTATTAATGGACGGTATGTATCTTACACAAAAGGCGAAGGATGACAAATAACACTGATAACTATTTTCCTATTATAGACTTTCCGAAGATCAAGTCTCCTTTCGTTAGAGAGACGATTAACGGTCGTTATATCGTTACTCCTAAAATTACCGAAGGGTATGAATGGGTGTTCGAGGAGCCCTCTGTTAGGGCTGTGGATAAGCTTCACGGTACTAATGTGTGTATACATTTTCAGAATGGTATCCTATCGGCAATTGACAATCGTAAAACTCGGCTCATGGTTAACCCATTTATTTCTCTGTATACTCCTAAAAATACGTCTCGAATAATGACCGGTGTAATCAACTCCCTTCAAAATGGATGGTTGCCTGATATGGAGACCGGGAGCATGTACGGGGAGGTTATAGGCCCGGACATAAACAAAAATATCCACCAAGTCGACCGATATTATTTTGTTTCGTTTGATTGGCTTTATAGTAAAGAGCATTGGAAAAGTTGGGTTAAAAATTCGTATCCAAAAACGTTTGAGTCTATTTCAGATTGGTTTCGGGATCTTCCTTCACTATTCACACGTGATAGAGTAGGCAAGGAGGGATTAGGTGAAGGTGTCGTTTTCACACACCCCGACGGTCGCAAGGCTAAACTTCGACGAGATATGTTTGACTGGTACGAGGGGGATGAGCATGGTTAAAAGAATTAGATCAACACAATATTTAGAGTGGCAAAGGGATCATAAATCCAAGTTGTATAAAGAAAGAAGGTTCAAAGCTATTGAGAAACTCGGAGGTAAATGTGTTAAATGTAACTCCATTTCCAATTTACACTTTGATCATATTGATCCATTAACTAAAAAGTTTCCTATTAGTCGTGCACCTTCTGAAAAATTATTTTGGGTAGAGATAAAAAAATGTCAGCTCCTATGTAAAAAATGTCATAGAATAAAGAGTGACTCGGAAATTAGTGGAGAAAATTGTTACAACTCTAAATTGTCAGAGAGTCAAGTTAAAAATATACGATCAAGATTGTTACTTGGTGAATTAGGGAAAGATTTAGCAAAACAATATAGCATTAGTCCTATGCAAATATCAAGGATAAAGAAAGGGGTGGCGTGGTCACATGTTGAGTAAGTTAAAAATATTTGGGAAACATGAGTCTAATACACTTTCACAAATGGATGTAATTTGTAGTGACGAAAAAGTTAAATTCGCCGTTTTATGTGCAGATGCTCACTTAGGATACTCAGTACCCGTGGGGGGTGTTGTCGCATATGAACGAAACATAAATGTTAATGGCGTTGGGTTTGATATCGCTTGCGGAAATAAAGCTGTGCGTCTGGATTGTGATTCTGATAAAGTACGCAAAAATATCTATCGTGAAATGAATGAGATTCAGAAACATATATCATTCGGGGTTGGTAGGAATAATAAGGAAGTGGTAGACCATGAGTTATTTGAAGATCCTATTTGGCAAGAAATTGATATTTTACGATCGCTTAACGATAAGGCGAGGTCACAGCTTGGAACGGTGGGATCTGGAAACCATTATGTCGATGTCTTTTGCGACGAGCTTGATAGGGTTTGGGTTGGCGTTCATTTTGGGAGCCGTGGTCTCGGGCATACTATATGTACTCATTTTATAAAGGAAGCAGGGGGAAAAGATGGTGTCCACGCAGAGCCGATTATTCTTAGGGAAGATTCAGACCTCGGAGAGCAATACCTTAAATGCATGGAACTTGCTGGTAGATATGCTTACGCTGGAAGAGATTGGGTGTGTGAGAGAGTTGCCCGAATCCTTCAGGGACAGATCCTTGAGTCTGTACACAATCACCATAACTTTGCATGGAAAGAACAACATTCTGGTAAAGATTACTGGGTCGTTAGAAAAGGTGCCACGCCTGCATTCCCGGGTCAAAAAGGTTTTGTTGGAGGTTCTATGGGCGACATTTCCGTCATTCTTGAGGGAATCGAATCTGATGAGTCCGCACAGGCTCTCTATTCAACGATACATGGAGCGGGGCGTATCATGGGTAGAACACAAGCCAAAGGCAAAACGCACCGTAAAACGGGTCGACGTATAACTGATGGCCTCGTTAAGAAAAACGAACATGACGCATGGATAAAGAGAATGGGCGTTGAAGTGCGTGGGGGTGGATTAGATGAATCACCATACGCATACAAACGAATTGAAGACGTTTTAAAAGCCCATGACAAAACTATTAAGATATTGCATACTTTAAAACCAATAGGTGTCGCAATGGCACCGGAAAAAGAATTTGACCCATACAAAGACTAGGAGATACTTATGTCAGAATATGAACAACCACCACAAGACGAAGAGCAAAGACGCAAGGATGTTATAAATAATCTTTCTCCTATCGGGATCAGGGAAGCATTAGAGAAAGAACTAGCGCATTGTGAAGACACAAGAATGTTTATACAAAATAAAATCAATGCTATTAAAGAATCTCTAGACAAATTTTCGTAGTACGATAGCCCCTGCACCGGGCTTGTTACTACTGGGTAGCCGTAGGGCGTAGGTGATGGCTAGTGAGGGAGAAACCCTAGCTTGGTAACGAAAGACGAGTTTTGTTATTTAGCAATACTCACTAGCCCCCTTTTGGGAAAGTATGCAAGTGGTTAAAGCGGGTTGTCTGTAAAACAATCGCATTTTGCTTCGTAAGTTCGAATCTTACCTTTCCCATTTTTCATATGGCTTAGTTTAAAAGGAGTGGGATAATCGTAATCAGTAGTAACACGTGCTACGCTGAAAACGTCCCTTAAAACAATCGGTCTCCAGCCGGTAGATGCGGGTTCGACTCCCGCAAGCCTTATTTATATTTAACTGTAATCAAAGTAAAGGTGAAATAATGGATTTTTCAGAAGCTCTCGTAATGATGAAAGACGGTAAGAAGATAAAGCGGACAGGTTGGAATTCACAAAATCAGTGGTTACATATGCAAGTACCTGACCAACACTCTAAGATGTCGTTGCCTTACATCTACATTAAGAACGCACAAGACAAGTTAATTCCTTGGATAGCGTCTCAAGGCGATATCTTTGGAGAGGACTGGATAGAGTTTAATGATCAATAAAGAAAATATTTTAAGGTGCAAACTTGCTTTGTATCGTGAAATATTAAACGCAAAAAAGACCAATGAGTTAACAAGTACAGAAATTAATTTAGGTTATCTTTTATGTTTAGACAAGCAAGTTCAAGCACATATTGATGAAAATGGTTTCAGTAATAAAATGCAGAAAAAACCATGAAATATAATTTGTATGTATAAGTAGCATTATACATACAAATTTCGTAAGCCTTATTTACCTGATAAAACTAGCTGAGCCGGCTTCTCTGTATCAACGTCTATCGGTATGTCGAACGTGTAACATGCTTGATGATACAAATGACCCTCCATAAATGAATTAACTAAAGCTCTAAGCCACTTTTCATCTTCGGGTACTTTCTCGGGGTGATGATAGATTTCTTGGCATGTGTTATGATCGGGTACAACCCAAATAAATTCGATATCGTCTTGTTGAGTACATCGCCACACGGTTTGATCATAGGTGGGGGTTGGTAAGGATTGTCTAGGCACAAAGTAGCGACGAATGACGTTTTCCATTAGACGTTCTTTCTTTACGATAACGTTGATGAAAAAGTCTCCATCAAACCCGGGCTTTCCTTTTACTCTTCTTACACAATCTTCTAGCTCTTTGAAATATTCCTTATCTATTTCTCGTTGCGTATCAATTATGCCTTGCTTATTATCGGGATTGATTAAGCGTTTATATGCTTCCTCTCCAACTGTAGATTTCCTCATATCTGCTTTTAAACTCCCATGTTTTAGGTTTGTGATATACTTAGAGCCGCTTTATAGCGGCTCTTTTTATTAACTTCTATCGACCCAATTAATCCGCTGAGATTTACCGTAAGCATCACAAGTATATACTTGAGTTCCTACTGGGTCATTCTTTGCGGGTTTACCGTTTTGAAAGTTAGGTTGTTTACCAAATGGCATGTTCCTTTCTTCCGGGCCTTTAGCGGCTTTCCTGTGGTCATCTTCGCTTTTATACATGGATGCCCCCTAAGATGCGTCTGAAGCTGTTCTCTTTTGCTTCATGATGGTCTTATAGTTCTCACTTGCGTAAGCGTCTAAACCTTCTACCGTATCACGATATTTACAATCAATCCCGTAGCTAGCTTTAGGATATGATTTGTGCTTCACTTCTTGAGGCATATTAGCGTACTCATTTTTGGTTTCGCTAATCATACCGCCCTTACCGGACATGTTATCGTAATATTTCTTAGCCATTTGTGTTCTCCTTTGTGAAAACTGCGGATGGTTCCGCAACGTTTATCGTCTATTCACTACATTACAAGGATAATGCTTCCATACCTGTTGAGGATGTCGCATCGTTACCTAGCAATGCCGGCGAAAAATCTTCCTCGACTTCTCGTTCTGTAACATGAACGCTTTCAGATTCTGATTCTGAGTTCATTTTTTTTAGTACTACTACTAAATTAAACAACTTTTCAATCTGCGTCACATCTAATTCCTCTAGCTCTTTCATGGTTTTAGCCATGTTTAGATTAGCTAGCTCTATGTCTTTCTTAGCCTCAGCTCTCCTTTCGATTGCTAAAGCACGATTTTCTTCTACCCTTGACAGACGCTCAACCCCTAGTCCTTTATCAGCAATTGATTTACTTCCGGTGGATTCAATTTGAGCCTGTAGTAAAGCCATCTGTATTTCAGATTCTTTCTGAGCCTGTTCTTGTGCTTGCTGTTCTTGTTTTTGAACCGCTTCAACAAGCTGATTTTTATTTTGCAGGGTTGATGATTCAAGGAGAAGACCGGCGGGAATTGGTACACCGGCTTCTCTAAGTTGCAATAATTGTGCAAATTGCATTTGGCGTTGCGTCGTTGTGTTTAGCCCCTCTTCAATCTCGACATCGAATCGAGAGAAGGATCGTTGGAAAAACTGTTGCGTTGGCTCTTCACCAATAATTCTCTTAACTTTTCCTGGGCTAAAGTTCTCTTGGATTAAATCCATGTAAAGCCGTCCCATCTGCTTGACGCTGTTGTCTAGCTGATCGAAAAGTATTTGTAGGGTAGTAAGTCCGGCGCCTTGTCGTAGCATTGCTAGTATGCCGGCTTTGTCATCGTCGGCCATACCGAGCATCTCTTCGTTAACACCGCTTATTTCCTGAACCTCTTTACCTAGTAGCTCCGATAACTGAATCATTGAAGGGGGAATCTGAGCCGGCATGATCTTTTCGACGTCCATCATGTCCGCACCTTTTTTCAGTGCTATACCTTTTCCTTGGCCTTCTAAGTATATATCTTTTGGGTTAACTAAACTATCCACTTTATATTTAAAACCACTATTAACTTGCGATTCTAATATATCTAGTTCAATAACTTTGCGCCTATTATATAAAAATTGTGCATCTCTAAGCCCCCGGACAACCCCTTGTACTCTCCAAGGGAAATAAGGTATTTCCGGCTCGTAGTACCCTAGGAAGGCAACAAAAGGATACTGGTCAATGCCCATCGGGTTAGGGCCGTTGTACATAATTCTACCGTCAACTGAGATGGCCAGCTTTACCGTCGGGATAGTGGTTTTTGCTTTAATGATGTTGGGGTACATTCCTAAAAACTCGTCTAAGTCTTCGTCTTCACCCTTCCACTCTATGACCTCTCCCGATTCAGTATCTTGTAGGATCGTTTGTTCTCTTAGGTCTCTATACCAATATTCATCGTAGCTATGGAGCTCATTCATACCGTAGTTGTAAGCCTCTGCCATGAATTGGAACTTGTTGTCTTTGCTTCCGCCCGCTGACATATTCATAATCTCATCTTTTTGACCCGGGAGCATTGTAACAAGCTGTTTTTTGCTCATCCATTGCCTACGCCATATGAAATTACAGTCGCTTAAATCTTGGTGCTTAAAGTAGGGATCAATCAAAAAACTGGAATATGGGACGTGATCACATCTGAGATCTCCCGACACTGGGTCACGTGAATAGTCCATCCATACATTTATTAGGCTCATGCCTGTAGTGATAGAGCCGGCATCAAATGCCCTGCTTATACATTCTTGAGCGTTAGACTTGTTAAACGTCCACATGAGAAGCTTAGAGTATTGGTCAGAGGTTTCTTGATCGTTATTTTCAACGGGTATGGCTACGACGCTCTTTCTGTTCTTGCGCTGATAACCTGTGATCATGTTGACGATTCGACGGATTCGGTTGAAATAGAATTGCTTTTTCCTATAAGCGGGCATATTTCCGTATATGTCATTCCATAGCGTTTGATCACCGGCTTTGAACCTAGTGTCGATGTCCGCTTCCGACCAAAAAGATTGATTGAGGGTGATTGCTTCGGCGTATTTGTCATCCATAATACGTTGAATGCCTCTATCATCGTCACCCTGACCGTCCGTGTAGTACCATTCATCTATATTTAGTCTGTTCAACGTCATATTTTCACCTTGTGAATCGTCAATATCTTCAATTACTATATATCATGATTTTATAGTAATTTAGATAAAAAAACTTCTTTTATCTTAAATGGCAAGATTCATTTGACTTCTTTCTTTCCCCACATGTACCAACCGTATGCGTGCATACCTAGAGAAACTATACATCCTCCCGACTGAACCATTAAACCTAGAGTGTAGTTTCTGTACATCCAATACATTAGACATACGCTCCATATCAGAAAACAAACCCTTTTTCCATGAGCGTTGAATAGACGACCACTCTTTCCTAATAATGTAAAAACAAGATCGGTTAATTCACCCATTAAAAATATGCTCCCGCCCCCATTTCTTGAGGCTGTTGGAAAACTGCCGGTATGCTCTGCTTTTGTGTCGCCTCGTAGTACATACGGTCTATATCCTCCGGCTTTAGGCTACTACCTAAATCTTTACCAAAATGAGTATAGAGAGCGTATCTCTGAGCGTCCATAGAGTGATCATGATCTTTTACGGGCTTGTCTTCACCTTTGGCGGAAGCTTTAGCATCCCATACATAAGATGAATACTCCCGTATCGAATTACTACAACTTCCACATATCTTGTATGTCCCGTTCGATAATAGCTGAGATTGAAACCGTATACCATTTATCACATCATTGTCAGCGTCGCACACTTGGTCGACACCCTGCTTGTATAACTCGGCTTTGAAAGAGGCGGCGGACGGGTCAATATAAATAGACTGTACGTTATATCCCTTCACGAAGGTCAAAAGGTCTTCGGCGTACTCTGTGTCTGTCTTTTGCCGATTAGTCTTGCGTGAATCATAGTAGTATTCACGCTCTAACCATATGTTAGGGAAGTTTCTAGGGTCATATCCTATCAGTGCAAAAACTGTTGGGTTAGCTGTACCGTAATCGACTCCGATGATATAATACTGACCTCTCTTTGTGGGAAAGGGTATAACGTGTTCATCGTCATTGAAAAAGTCATATACTGTACCCTCGGCCAAAACCCACTCGCCTTCTATATATCGCTTATACCATAGGCCTTGATACTCATTCTTTAAAGCGTCTATGTAGTCTTGTCCTAGGCTAGGGTTGTCTTCAATGCGGAATTTCCAGGTTGCTAGGTCTAATTTGGGATTGTCTAAGAATTCAGTTTTTAGCCAATGAAACGGGGAATCTGGGTTTGTAGTTCCAAAAAGCTTTGCCCCCTTAACCGATAGACGAGAGAGGAGCATCTTTATGAACCCTTGAGGTATTAAAGCTATCTCATCCACATACGCCATTGAGAGAGTTGCCCCTTGTATGCGGCGTTGCGCTCGCTCGTCCGATGCACCCACTAGATAAACGATTCGGTCGAACAACATCATCTGAGTTGCTTTAGGAGTAGGCATCGGAAATCCAAGTAAGCCACATAATTCAGCTACGACGTTGCGCTGTATCGAGTCCCTCGTTGGGCCCACGATCATACAGTGACCGGGAGGCCCTGACCGCAACTCTTTAATAAAACGAAGAATAGAAACAAAAGACTTACCCGAACGAACAGAGCCCTCCCATATGTTGAGCCGTTGATTAGACTCATGGTATGAAAGTATCTGTTTATCACTGAGGGGGAGATTCGACATATGCGTCAAACTCCACAAATTCAACTTTATCGAATCGCTTCTTTAAATCTGTAAGCGGGCCAAGTGGGCCGTTAAGGTCTTCGAAAACCTCTTTCGCTGTCTCACTCTCTACTGTCAAAAGTATTCTACACGTCATCCATATCTGGTTGCTCATCTAATAACCCATTTTCCTTTAAGAGTTTCTCGTATTTTACTATTTTCTGCATCATGTCCATGCTCATACTGAAGTCATCAATTTTTGCTATTACATCGTCATGTGACTTGATGCCAAGTTCTGTCTTGTACTTTTCAAATCTCATTTGTCTATCTAGCTTGTCTTCTTCTTGACTCTTTAAGTGATCGCTTACATCGCCTAAATATTTCGGGATGAATGTTTGAAAGGCCCATGCATTATTACATTCGAAGGCATTTTTAAGTATTTTATTACCTAAAATTTCTTTGGCTCTTTTATGGTAGGCCAAAAGTATACCATATTTCTTATGAAGCTCTTTCCACCACGAATAAGATTGCCCTTTGCTTTCTGTCCACTCGCAAAGATGATATATGTTTTCACCCTGTACGAAATCAACTAGCTCTTTTCCTAACTTATTAAGAGTTTTTTCATCGTAAACATATCTTTTTTTTGCTTCTTTCTTTTTAACCTTAACTTTAGGCTTAGCCTTTACTTCTTTTTTCTTAGCCAAAACTTACCCCCATCGTTCTTTTCTCAACCTGTCCATATACTCATTTTCTGTTACTAGCCCGTGTTTAAGAGATAGGTAGTCTTTGACCCACTCGTCGGGATAATGTGAATATAAAAACTGATTCTTTTTGATGCTATGCATAATAAATAACATAGACTCCTCGAAGCTCTCTAATTTACTATTGAATTCTTCCATTTGTTGAGTTAGCTTGAAAAGTACTTTGTCGCTTTTATCACAAGTTTTTGCCATTCGTAAGTTTGTGGCTTTTATTCCGTTTGAATAACTCTTTTGTGCTTCGCTTAAATCTCTAGAAGCGGAGACAATCTTTCTTTTAACCCACTCGTAATCGCTAAGCACTTTTTTCTTTTTAACTTCCGTCTTGTCGACCACTTGGTCTAATAATTTTTCTACTATAATTTGTGTTTTCTTTTTAATTTGCTTCTTGTCGACTACTTTTTTCGTTTCCGATAATTTTTCTATTTTCTTTTTACTCAAAACTCGAACCTCAATTGTTGTTTTACATCACTAGCCATTGTATGGCGTTTATCCCATAATTTGCCCCGTAAGTCCTCGTTTTTCTCTTGGAGGCCTTGTCGACATCTTCTAATACTCTCTAGAGACCCGTATTGACCTGACTTAAGCCTCTCAATAAGCTCACGTGCTGTTAGGACATCCAAATCATTACCCTCTAGATCTTCTAGTAATAAGCATATCAGTAAATTATCGTTATCTTTTGTCTCTGGTACTAATTTCAGTTTTTCAATCACTCGGCTCTTTATCCCAAAAAAACGCATAGGAAAATCACTCGCTTTTATCTATCCCGTATGAGACAAGCCCATCATATGAAAAATGGGTATGGCTTGCACACCCTGTCAAAGTAGTCATTCCAAATAGTGTCAAAAATATAAGTCTCATTTACTTTTCCTTTTCTTTGGCTTCTTGCTTATCTCTTTGATGAGTTTCTTATCTTCTTTAGCTTCGTGACCAAACATCTTGATGTCTTCTTTTAAATGCTTTTTTACTTTTGATAGTTTTTTCATTATTCCTCGTAGGGTTGTAACTGTAGTTCATCCCATTGAATTATCATTGTTCGCTCT